TTGAAAATATCTTAGAAGTTCAATACGCAATAATCCATAGCGATTGTAACGCTCAAGTTGATTGCTGCATCGTTAGCCCAATCGTATTCACCGAATGTAGCTGTCTTTACATAAGCACCTTTTACGATCCACTCACCTACGATATCGCCTACTGGACCTAAAATATCTAAAGTTAAGTCTTTCTTGTAGAAATCAGAATATCCATCACGACCAGTTACTGATTCGTGTGCTAAACGAGCCCATTCCATTACTGATTGTGCACCAGATGGAGTTACAGGATCGTATAATCCTAAAGTCATGTCATTCCAACGAACTTTACCTTTTACTTTACGGTAAACGTTGATATGATCTAATATGATCTCACCAGCTTCGAATCCAGGTGCTGTTGCACTCTTAATTAAGTATGCTGGGATACCATCAATATACATAATGAAACGATTCTGAACTTTTGGTTCAAAAGCTGTAAACATTATTTCATTAGCGTCTAATACTGCCATTTTATGTTAAATTTAATTGCTATTAATAAATATTAGGAACCACATCCCCCTATGCAGGGAATGTAGCGCCTGTTGGTAATACGTTGAAGTTCAATATAATAAATTCAGCAGTCTTAGTTGGTTGAATGTATATTTGACCTACTAATTGGTTTCTATCAATTACATCTGGAGTATTGTTCGTATCGTCCATTACTACTTTGTAAGCGTATAAACCTTGTCTTTGTACTACTGATTCTAAGTAAGGGTTTACTTGAGCTAAGAATCTATTTCTTGTAGCAATTGTATTTTGTTCGAATACTAAGTTGTTACCTACTTGACCGATGAAGTCTTTTAATGCGATCAATAAACGACGAACGTTAACTCTATCTAATGATGTAGCTTTGCGTTGTAATGTCTTTTGACCAAATACTACAACACCTTCTCCAGGGAATGTAGCTAATGGGTTAACATTTGCATTGTATAAAGTATCACGATCTGCTTGAGATAATTTTCTTTCAGCTCTTAATACTGATGGAACACCACCTCTGTTTAAACCAGCTGGAGCGAACCATTCAGCACCTACTTGGTCGTTAAATGCTAATACACCAGCCATTACTGTTGTTGGAGTAGCCCATACATTCTTACCTAAGTTTGAGTTGTATAATTGAATCCAAGGATAGTATGTAGCTGAGTAGTTACTTGATTGACCAGCGGCTGTGTTAGCAGCAGTTGATATTGCAGTACCATAAACACCTGAGTGAATAGGTGCAAATGCATCACCTCTAGCTTCTACTGTTGAAATGATTGTTGTTGCAGCTGAGCTATCTAAACCTACAGCTGGAGCTACCAATACATTATATCTGTATTCGTCTTTGTTTGTTAATAAATTGAAAGCGATAGTGTAATCTGCTGGAGAGTAACCTTCCATGTTAGCTGCAGTCATAGTTTCGTTCATTAATGCAACTCTACTTGTTGCAGCAACACCACCACCAAACGAACCACCATAAGAACCACTTCCTAATGTTGGAATAGCGGTTGCATATAAGTTAGCTTTAAAGTTACCGTTATTGTCGATAGAATCTACTTGTGGTATCGATATAGAAGATACACGAATATATTGAGATGCATTAGAAAAAGATCCTGTAATTTGGATGTATGGGTTACTATCACTATCTAAAGCGTAAACTGGTTTTTGATCACCAATTACTCTAGAAATGTAGTTAGGTAAAGCTGGATCTAATGATAAATTAGGCCATGTTTCAAGATAATTCTTTTGAGAATCGTTGTCATCACCACGACGAACAGCTATACTAAATGTACCGCTTCCTGTATTTGTGGTTGTAACTTCCCAACGAACGTTAGTTGAACTACCATTTGTTAAGGCACCATTTGACATACTTGAAGTATTGTTCATTTGATCACCCCAAGCTAATGCTTCAATAACAATTGAAGCTGATGGGTTAATTGAAGGTATAGTAGCAGTAGCATATGTTTGAGCTGTGCTAGAACCACTAATAACGCGAGTTACTAATAATGTTTGACCACCGTTTTGGAAATATTCTCTAGCAGTAATAGAAGTTAAATACTCATAGTAGTAACTACCACTCTTGAAAGTAGAACCGAAATTTGATAAATATTCAGAGTATGAAGTTACGTAAGTTGGTACAAACGGACGACCCAACACTGTAGGACCTACAATTGCTGTTGAAGTACCCGCAATACCTCTTTGTACTAAGCTCTGATCTGATTCATTCTGGAATACACCAGGAGAAATGATTTTTTCTGCCATTTTTTATATTATTTTTGGAATTTTATTAGGATTGACCTAATAATAAATATCCAAAAACCACCATAAAACGCAGATTATTGTGTAATATCTCCTGTTTCTGGATTTATTGCACCACTACCATATTTTGTTTGTAGTGTAGCGACTAGTGCTGTTTCTTTTTGTTCAATTGTGTCTAGATCACCAAGTAAAATTGTTTTATCTTCGCGCAGTTTTGCGATTTGCTTTTCAAGCGTTAAGATTTGAGTTTCAGCAACACCAATTTCAAACACTGTTTGATTGTATTTTTGCTGTAATTCTTTTACTGATGCTAATTCTTCCGGTGTTAATTGTTGTGACATAACGATTTTATTTTTCCCATTTTTTGCCTGGGCAGGCATTAGGTCCTACAGGACTAAATACTTTTTTGTTTAACGGACATCCACATAACCCACAAGCATCTATATTAAATGTCTTGTTATAAGTTCTGTGTTCACAGGTATCGCAAACGGCGATACGCTGCTCGGCTAGTAATTTTTTTGCAGGTGTGGGATTCGCTGCGGAAACCCACGCCTGAAATATTTCACTAAGCTTGTTCATCAGCTACAACCAATTTAAAGAATGTAGGGTAGTTACCATCTGACTCAATGTTTTCTAATTCACTAAGTGATACTGGTTTGTACTCTAATTCTTTTTCTTCTTGTAGTAATGCGTTAAATTCTGATTGGAATTCAAGAAACTTTGGATTGTTTTTACCATCAACGATTTTACCATCTTCATCTTTAACGATGTCAATGTACATTGGGATACTAATGTTTCCAGTTTCATCTGTTTCGCCGTGTTTTTTGATTAACTCTTCTTTAAGAGTTTCAACTGTAGTTTTTTCAGCTGCTACTTTCTTAGCTAATTCAGTTAACCAATACTTAGTGGTAAGTTTTAACTTCTCACTTAATAAACCAGCTGAAATTTTTTCACCATTTTGTTGGTTTACAAGGCCGTTTAATTCTGATTCTAAATTGTAGAATTCGAATAATTTTAAACTGATTTTTTCCATGATTACTTCTTAGTTGTTTTTTTAGCTTTAGGAGCTGTTGTTTTTGAAGCTGCTGTAGCTTTAGTTACTTTTGCAATACAACGATGGCAACAGCAATGATAATGAATGTTAACATAATTTATTATTTTATTTGTTTGATATAAATATATACAAGAGAATGGAGACAACCAAATTTTTAGCAATCTACTACGTTCTCCTCACCAAAAGCTGTTATTAATTTAGCTTTTAATTGAGAATATGCATAAGTAAACACAGTGCCACTTTGCAATGGTGTTAAATCAGGTCTACCACTACCATCCAACAGTAACACAGTTAACACATCTCCAATAGCTTTATTATGTGCTAATTGTTCATACATAGCTACAGGAACTGTAGCATCAGATACTGAATCAGATTGTTTTTGGAATATTTCTATTCTAAAATTAGCTGATCCGTATTTGTTGATTTGATAATCAGAAATTCTTACATAGGCCTCAGATGTAATACCTTTATCAGTACCTATTTGTGTTGTAATTTTTAATCCCATTTTTTATATTTTAAGTTTTTATAATCCGTATCTAGTTTTAGTGAAATTGTATAACGTTGTTATTTCAGATCCACTTAATGCTCTATTCCAGTGTCTCATCATTGACATATCACCAGTATAATAACCATAATCTGCTGCTCCAATTCTGCCCATCCAAGCGTATGCTGTCCTATCAGCAGCACATCCACTATCGTATAGTGTACCATTTATATATAAATAAGGAACATTACTACTCCAAACAGATACAACTTGATAAAAAGTTGATGTACTAAATGAATAACCTGCTGTAGCTAAAATAGGAATATAATCAGCACTATGAGCAATTATTTGAGCACCATTAGTACCTACAGCAATACCTGTTCCAGCATATGGGTTTTGATTAAGAGGCATAACAACATATCCTACACCACTTAAACCAGCATATCTACTAGACCCATTACAAAAAGTACTATACATACTTTGACCTGCTTGAGGTCTTACCCAAATTTCTGTTGTATGAGTTGATGCAACATTAATAGCATTTCCACTTTTATGTGATCCACCTCCAAAACTATAATAACCACCATAAACACCTGTACCAAAAGTTCCTCCCCCACTATAATGATTACCATTACCACTAACATCATACCAAGTACTACCACCTCCTGAATCTGGATGAGCAGCATCTATATAAATTAATAATCCTGTTGTTATTCCTGCGGCAAATGATTTGCTATAGAAATCACTTAAAGAATATGGGGGTGAATATTTTGAAAATGCAGCCATACCTAAAATATCTAATCCATAAGGTGAATTAGTTATTTTAAATTCAGTATCAATTTGACCTACTGATATTGTTCCTGATGATGGGGTAGCCATTATAACCTAGATTTTAATTCTTCAATCTGTGCTTGTTGTTCTTTTATTGCTTCAATAAGTACACCTACAATGTTGCCGTAGGCAACACTATAACGTCCATCAGTTTCTTGCACTACTTGAGGTAATATTTCTTTTACTTCTTGAGCAATAACACCTATTTGTTCGGATTTATCTTCTAAATCAGTTCTATTATAGGTAACACCTCTTAAAGCTAATACTTTTAATAAAGCATTATCTATTGTTTTAATATTAGTTTTTACTCTAGCATCTGAAAATGCTGTAACATTACCAACGGCTGTAAAAGCACCAGCACCACTTAATGTTGCCGCTAAAGTTGTACCTCCATACCATTTAAATTGTGATGAAGTACTCTCAACAGTATAAAACATTGTTCCACTATCAATACCAATTGTATATCCAGTGGATGAAGCACCTACGTTATCATATAAAACTAATTTAACACCATTGCTATATGATGTGAATGTTGGGGTAGCTACACCTGCAGTTCCCCAAGTAATTCTATTACTTGTACTATTAGTTAAACTAATATTATTTTTAAAACTAACTGTAGAACCAGTAAAATTTACTGAACCAGTAATATTAATACTACCACTTAAATTAGTAGGACCTGTTACTGTTAATGAATTAAAAGTTGGGTTACCAAACTGTTTTACTAAAGTTACACCTTGACCCATTATTGTATATTATTACGTTGTAATATTTCTTTTAGTGTATCGTTTTCTGCTTCTAATGTTTCTATTTTAGCCATTGCCTCTTGTAGTACTTTAATTGTAGTATGATATAAATCTGTAGTAAATATAGATTTCATTTCAGTCCTATCTTCACTTTTGGGATCATCCCAATAATCAGTATCAACAAATTCAGGAGCAATTTCTTCAACTTGTTGAGCAATTACACCAATATTATAATCATCGTGAGTTTGATCTTTATACTTAAACTTAACAATTTCAATCGCCTTAAATTTATTCCAATATGATTCTAAAGGAAAAATATCTTTCTTAGTTCTTATATCAGATAAGTTAGAATCATTAGCTGAGAAATTATAAATACCACCATTAGAACGAACAGACATTCTTTGAGAAGCAGTATCTGCAAAATATAAAAAATATGAACTTGCATTATTTGGTGCTGCAGCAATATTACTTAAAATTCCATAAATAGGTAAACTAGTTGTACCACTTTCAAAAGAACAAATCCAATCATTATCAGTATTAGCTTTAACGTGAAATTGATAAATTGGTGCTACATTAATGCCAACAAATCCATTACTTCTAATACGCATTCTTTCTACTGCTCTATTTGCAGTTGCATCCGAATTATTAGTTCTAAAACTTATTGCACCCCTATAATATGGACTATCGGTTTCTAAATTTATCTCAGATAAAGAAGTTGATGTTGCATCACCCCAATATGGTCCAAGTGATGATCTTAATCCACCCATTATTACATTTGCGGTTGAAGTATTTCTTGTAAAAAATATATTATTTTCATTATTTGAGGCGGTACCTATATGTAATTTTGCATATGGAGTAGTAGCATCTATACCAACATAACCAGCACTTGTAATACGAACTCTATCTGCGTTATTAGTTCTTAGATTTATTGCAGTTGTATGCTCTATTGAAAGTAATGCAGATTCACCTACAAAATAAGTATTAGCAGTGCTACCACTTGCTAATATTAATCCACCATAAGTTGCACCATTAAATCTTGCTGTGTATCCACTTGCTGCATATACATCTAATTTATAAGCAGGGCTATTTGTACCAATACCTATATCACCTGCAGTAGTTACAGCTATTCTATTAGCATCATTTGTTCTTATATAAAATGGCCAGTTATTTGAAGTACCTACATATCCATCTGCTGCTGAAATTGCATCTACTCCTAATTCTACCGAGGGAGTATTTGTTCCAGTAGAACTTACAAATAATACTCCATCATAGTTGCCAGAGCCTACTACGTGTAATTTACCACTTGGGCTTATTGTTCCAATCCCTACACTACCTGTAGTAACATAAAAAGCGCCAGTTACAAACATTGAACCAGTGATTACATGCGTATTAGAACTTAATGATCCAAATCTCGTAGATCCAGTTACAAAATCAACACTTGATGTTATCGTCTGCACCACCAACGTCTGCGCAGTAATTGACCCAGTAACAATTAAATTGCTATTTACTGTTTGAATACCAGTAAATGTATTACTACCAGTAGTAGCATACGTTCCATTCAAAATATTTTGTGATGCTGTAAACGCCGTAAACGACGCCGTTTGCGCTGTAAACGAGCTTGTAAGCGTAAATACAGTACTATCTAATCCATCAAATAATTCTGCATTAGTTGCATATGATGCAGTTCCTGCAACATTACCTGTAGTTGCAATAGCGCCTGACGAGCTAACAGACATTAGAGTGGTAGAACCACTAACGAATGAAATGTTGCCGTTAGCGTCTTGCTTTATTATATTGGTGAGGTTGGATGCTGATTGATTTTTACCCATTTGTTA